AGCCCTCAGAAATGTTTGCATCAGTACCGCGTAAAACTCGACCGCCAGTTTAAAGGCAGGCCAATACTATTATCAGTTAACGAGCTTCGAATCCGTGAAAAAATTAACATATAAGTTAACTTTTATGCCAAAACTCGATAAAGTATTCACACTGGAGGTGACCCCGGAACAATTCCTCCGAAACTGCTCAGTTACCGAATTAATTGAAACAGATCTGTTGCTGCAGTCGAAATTTTACCAAATGCGGATGACCGGAACTTATACTGCTGAAGCGCAAAAGACTTTAAGCGAGATCCCGGATTTTCCTAAAAACAATGTATAGCCATGAAAAAAATACTTAAAAAATTGGATGAGTTAAATGCATTGCTTGAAGAGTTGATTGCATCGCGCGAAGAAACCTACCTATTGCGTTCCGAAACCTGGCAGGAATCGCCATAAGGCTATCAGTACAAAGAAAAAACTGACGCTCTTAAAGAAATGCTTGAAGAATTGATTGAGTGGAAAACGGAAGTTACAAACGATCAGGAATAAAATGAGCCGCATTTATACACCTTCAGAAATAGAGTTTATCCGAAAGCATTACCCGGAACAAGGCGCTGATTGGGTAGCTGAAAAAATAGGGAAGAAAAGAAGCCAGGTTAAACAATTTGCGACAAGGGAAAAAATAAAGAGGACAAACTTCAGGCACTCATGGACTAATGATGAGATTGGAAGGCTCACAAATGAGTTTTCAACCAGGTTAACGGTCAACCTTGCTGATGAAATGGGACTGACCTATACTCAAATTTCGAACATGGCTCATAAATTAGGATTAGTAAAAGCGGCTGATTTTTACAGTTTGCCTGAAATGGTGGCACAAATTGCCACCCGTACTCCGTCTTCCACCACATTCGAAAAAGGTCATACTCCAGTTAATAAAGGGAAAGGTATGTCGGATGAAATTCGGGAAAAAGTGAAGCACACCTGGTTTGAGCTTGGGCATGAACCACACAACACAAAATACGATGGATACGAACGAATTAAAAAAGACGGATATCGTGAAATACGTATATCGAAAGGAAATTTTGAATTACTACACCGGTACAACTGGGAAAAAGTAAACGGGCCAATTCCTAAAGATAATATTCTGCGATCGAAAGACGGTGATCCAAAAAATTGCGATCCGGATAACTGGTATTTGATCGATCGTGCCAGTCAACTTGCTGCAAACTCTGGGCGTGATGAATTAACCGACAAATTCATCGTTGACATCATGACCTATCGTGCATCTGGATTAAAATCTGCTATTGCCGAAATGCCCGAACTGATTGAATTAAAACGAAACCAATTAATATTAAGGAGGAAAATAAATGAGCTTAATCAAGTTACAACAAATGATTGATGGTGGTAAAACTTACTACTATCGCGAACAACCTGCAGTAATTAAATCGTTCGACAACCATGGAACTGAAATTGAAATCCTGGTCGAGATATCGGGCAAGCCTCAAAAATTTATCAAAGAAACTGAGGATAAGATAAGCCTGTTTCTCGAATGTTTTAAGGAGGTACCTGTAATTACCGATGTTGATATTGCATCAGAAGGAAAACATCTTCCGGCACAAAACAAAACGGTTTATATTCCTGAAATATATACCAATACGAAAGACCTTTTCAAGACCTTAAGCGACAAGTTGCTTGAAGATATTGACAAGGTACGCGAAAAACCCGAGTATGTCGGTCAGGCCAAACAGGTTTGCAACAATGTGAGCGCTATCGTTAACATCACCAAACTGCAGCTTCAGTTACTTCAAAACGGATAGCCATGAACTACGTCACACATTTCCGTCATCCGGAGCAAAAATTAGGTGATCCGTATATTCGCCTCTATTGTGGCAAACAGGTACATAAAACAAAAGATAAATACCTGCTTACCGATAACCGCGATGAAGTAACCTGTAACAGCTGCATCGATCGGATTGATAACCCGGTTCGCGCCCTGAAACAATACGGTGACTTGCACATCTGCAAACAGCATATTTCAATGCGGCCACTACCACATACCAATCTATACGCATCAGCCCAGCGGATCCCCGCCAGTGATTCCTGGAACTTTATCATTTACAATTCGGAAATGATGATGAACGAAACCCGAACCTGTCACACATCGAAACAGGTAGTTACTGCTTTGCTCGAATTAGTTGAAACCGAAATAAGTAAACAAAATGAAAGTAGGAACTAAAAGCGTGCTATTCGGAGCTCATTGCTTCCTGATACATCCAATATTTGTTTTTATGTCCTGGTGGAAGCTTTATGGATTTCCGTGGGATCCACGTTTATGGGTTGCGTTTATTGTTCACGATTTAGGGTACTGGGGCAAACCAAACATGGACGGACCTGAAGGCGAAACTCATCCTGAACTAGGTTCTGAAATAATGGGTTGGCTATTTGACTTCACTAAGGTTTTTTATCGTGACACCATTCACATAACTGATGAAGAACTATTCTATTGGTCTGACTTTACACGGTATCACTCACGTTTTTTAGCCAAAAAAGAAAATGCAAAACCTTCCAGGCTATGTTTTGCCGATAAACTTTCCATGTGTATGGAACCCGACTGGTTGTACCTTCCTCGGGTTCGCTGGTCAGGCGAAATTGAAGAGTATATGAAAATGGCCGAAAGCCGGAACCTGGCCGGTGAACAGCAAAACGAATTTGAAACCGCTAAGCTGGCCACCAAATTACAAAAGGATTGGCGTACTGCCGTAAAATCGTATGTAGAGCGCTGGGTCGAAGCCCATAAAGATGGACAGGAAGATACCTGGACTCCGGATGCGAAGAAAGCGATTAATCAGGAAGGGGTTTGGCAATGAAAACCATTCAACAAGGTCGCCCAAGATCCTCCTACTTCTGGATCGTTCAGCCGCCAGGCACAAAGATTACCAGGGGCGAAGAAATCAGCTGTATGAATCCAACTACCAAGGAAGAAACAATGGCAGTTTGTACCGATAAATTCACGCAACCATGGCACCAGGTACCCGATAGTTTTTGTTTGCTCAACTATGGGTGGAATACAGCAGAGATAAAGGAAAAGATGGAAGAAAAATACCCGGAATTGAAAAATGAAACTGTAGTCAGGTTTATCCTGATGAAAGAAAAAAAATGATAATTTATGGATGTTCGCGAAGTCATTGACCGCATCAACGAAGATATTGCCGAAATTGTAGGCAATTACGTTGAACTGAAAACAATAGGCAATAAATACAGGGCGTGTTGCCCGTTTCACAACGAAAAAACACCCTCGTTTACTGTTACTCCAGCCCGTGGAATTTACAAGTGTTATGGCTGTGGCAAAGGTGGCGATGCCATCAGCTTTTTGCAGGAGTCTCAAAATATCGGATTCAAAGAAGCGGTTGAAATAGGAGCCAAAAAGCTTAATCTGGACTTTGCCTGGATCGCCGATAAATCGAACTTTAACGACGAAGAATACAAGCACAAAGAAGCGCTCCGGATTGCCTGTCAGAAAGCCGCTGAATTCTTTGCCGAACAATTAAAAGCCAGTCCCGAAGCAATCAGGTATCTTGCCGATCGGGGATTTGATCCTTTTTCGTCAACATGGACAGAACCGGCAAAAGTAAAAGCCTCGGTGGCTGAACCTGTAAACACCGAACTGGTAGAACTTGATTCATTGTTATACGAAGCTGCCGAACTTGTCATATTTAACCAGAAATGTTTGGCATCAGCACTTCAGAAAAAATTTTCGATTGGCTACAATCGCGCCGAAAAAATCATTGATCAGCTTGAGCTTGCCGGAATTGTTGGCCCGCTGAATGGCTCAAAGCCCAGGAATGTTTTAATTTCTGATTTGGATGTTGATTCTGACCAGTTAAAAGCATTGCTTGCCATGAATACCGCTATGCCTTCGATTGCTTCGCACTCAGGCGACGCTGCATCGCTCCCTGAGCGCGAAGCAGTCGAAGGGAGTTCCCCAATGGAGCACGACAACAATATTCTGCCGTTCTCCATCGGTTTTGCGCCTGATGGAAATGTTCTGCTGAATTGGGCCAAACAAAACGCGGTTGGATTGAACTTGCTGATCGAGGCCGATCTGATCAAGTCGAAAGATGGGCGCGAATACGACACTTTTCGAAACCGGATCATGTTCCCGATTTGCAGCAAGTCTGGAAAAGTGGTAGGATTCACAGGTCGAACCCTAAGCACCGATAAGGCTATTCCTAAATATCTGAATACCGGCGACACTCCCATATTTTGCAAAGGCAAAGAACTGTTTGCCTTGAACCTGGCACGTAACGAAATTAAAAAGGAGGATAAAGCCTACCTGGTTGAAGGTAATTTCGACGTGACCCGATTACACCAGATAGGGGTAACGAACACCCTGGCACCCTGCGGAACTGCCTTAACTGTCGATCAGGCCAAATTACTGAAGCAATACACCAATAAAGTGACCTTGATTTATGACGGCGATTCGGCTGGCCAGAAAGCAATGTCGAAAAATGCAGAGATCCTGATCCGGGAACAGTTTCACGTTTCGGTGATAATTCTTCAGGAGAAAGAAGATCCTGACACAGCATTTAAAACCATTGCAGCATTCGAAAAGTCGAACCAGGAACAACCTGATTATATTATTTGGAAAACAATTAATGTTTCAGAAAAGAGCCAAAACCCAGCATACAAGGCCGAACTGATTAAAGATATTTCGTTCCTGGCCACCCGATATGATGAACCATCGAAGCATGATGTCTACCTCGATGCAATTTCAAAGATAATAGGGCCGAAAAAGCTTTGGCAAGATCATTTTAAACAATGGTTGGCCGACAAAGCACCGGTTGAAACTAAGAAATCAAGGGCTATCCCGGCCAATGTTTCGTTAGACGAATATTACGAACGTGGTTTCTATGTCGATCACAACTGCATGTATTTTCAGGATTCGAAAGGCTCGCCAAAACAGCAAAGCAATTTCACCATGACCCCGCTTTTTCACATCGAAAGTACTGTGAATGCAAAGCGATTGTACGAGGTAAAAAACAACCATGGTACGGTAAGGGTAATCGAGATCCCGCAGCGCGACCTGGTATCGATATCAGCATTCAAGGTGAGAATTGAAAGCCTGGGCAACTTTCTGTGGACCGGATCGGAAACCGATTTAAACCGGTTGAAAGCCTGGTTGTACGAAAAAACAAATTCGGCCAAAGAAGTTAGCCAAATGGGATGGCACAAAGATGGATTGTACATCTGGGGAAATGGAATTTACAACGGCAAATTTACCGAAACAGACAGCTACGGAATTGCTTCAAACGATGGTGTGAATTACTACATTCCATCGGCATCGCGCATTTATTCAGGAGAAGAAAACCTGTACGAATTCGAGCGCAAATTCATACATGTAGAAGGAAACATTTCACTCAGGGAATATGTGAAGAAATTCACCAAAGTGTATGGCGACAACGGGAAAATAGCCCTCAGTTTCTACTTTGCCAGCCTGTTCCGTGATATCATTGTCCGCCGGTTTACAAAATACCCTATTTTAAATATGTTTGGTCCCAAAGGAGCCGGTAAGAATGCCTGTGCTGAATCGCTGCTGCACTTTTTCGGACGGCTTCCGAAGATCCCGAACCTTCACAATACAAGTAAGGCCGCTCTGGCCGATCACGTAGCCACCAGTTCGAATGCCCTGTGCCTGCTCGACGAATTCCGCAATGATCTGGAGATGGAAAAGCGCGAATTTCTGAAGGGTTTATGGGACGGTACCGGACGCACCCGGATGAACATGGACAAGGACAAAAAGAAAGAAACTACGTCGGTAGATCAGGGAGTAATTGTTTGCGGACAACAGATGGCCACGGCTGATATTGCGCTGTTCTCCCGATTTATTGCGCTCAGTTTCTTCCAGGTCGAATTTAGCGCTGAAGAGAATACCCGGTACGAAGAGCTGAAGGAAATCAACGAGCGCGGCATAACTCATATTACCCACCAGATACTAAAGCATCGTGCATATTTCAAAGAGCACTACTCGAAAAAGGTCGACGAAATTTCAATACAAATGGAAGGAATGCTGAAAGGTCAGTTAATTGAAACCCGAGTATTTAACAATTGGCTGATGATAATGGCCGCGTATGCTACTATTGCCGACGAAATTGAATTACCCTGGGACAAGACCGAAACCATCCAGCTTGCCGTGAAACTGATGCTCCAGCAAAATGGAGAAATGAAAAAGAACGATGATTTAGGTCATTTCTGGAAAACTGTGGAATACCTGGCCAGCTCGAACCTGTTGTTCGATGGCGGCGATTACAAAATTGAATACGCCAAAGAAGCCAGTTATACCAAGATGGAAAACGGGAAGTGGAAAACCGACGTTATAAAATGGATAGAGCCAAAGAACCTATTATATCTGACGCTTAGCCGTGTATTTTCGATGTACAAAACCCAATGCCTCCGCGAAGGCGATAAGCCGCTCCCTGAAAGCACAATTGAATACTACCTGAAGAATTCGAAAGCATTTATATTCGAGACTAAAAAGGAAGGATTTAAGAAGATAGACCCCAGAACAGGACAGCAGGAAGTCGAAATTGTTGAATCGACTGGACCCAATGGCGAAAGAATTACAAACTCAAAAAAGAAACGCACCAGCACCACCGCTTTTATTTTTGACTACGACCTGCTAAACATCTCGATTGAAACAAATGGCGGGGAACCTGAAAACAGCCAGGAAGATTTTAAACCGCATTTAAAACCGGTCGAAACTCAGGAGAAAATAAATTTTGAAAAGAAAACAGATCCAGAACCTAAAGATCCGTATAAAGATGATTTACCATTTTAAACGAGTAAATATGATTGATTTAAAAAGCGTCAAGCCCATTGATTTCAAGATCGTACCGGCTACTAGTTTTTGTAACGGCTGTGTATTCCTGGATGACTCGAATGATTGCAAAATCTGTAAGATCACACGAGACCTTGACTTGATGGATCTGGCAGTAGATATCGACTTACATTTTAAAGTGAATTGCTATAAAGACAAAATTATTTACCAAGTAAAACTAAAACAATGAAAAAGTACTACGTTCAAACAAATGTGAACATGCAGGCAAAGAACAATGCCTGGAGAAAACTACAGGAATTTGCACATGATCAGAATGGAACGCTTATCCTGGGAGATGATACCCTGAATGAGTTTGTCTATTGGGTAGAAGCAAAGGTTTATCAGGTAAACAAAGAAAATCCAAGGTGCCAGGATATCAGTGTCAGTACACAAACTGGTACAAACCTTTCAATATTTGCTTCAGTTCAACCAGATCATGCCTTTAGTATGACATTTTTACCAATTAAGCGGGAAATGAGCCAGGAAGGTGTAGCAAAATGACAACAGAACAAAAAGATGAACTGCGCTTTAGCGTTGCAAGGCATTGGGCTTGTGATAAAATAGATAAGCAGCGCTGTAATTATTCTCCTGATTATACTTTAGAGCTACTAAATCACAAAGGCTTAGAAGATGCCAGGTGTTTGGTTCGCATGATAGTTAAAGAGGTTGAATCTCATAATTCTGCAATCAAATCGAAACAAACATTACTTAGAAACCTTCGATATTCGCGCAAATGGTTATCAAGTTCATTATTCACAGGACTTAATGTTCCTTACAGAAAAATTGATGAATTGATTATAGCCAATCCGGATGCTGAGAGCTATACCATTTATCTTAAATTGATCACTCGATGAATGTAAAATTTCATATCTACAGCGCGATGTAGATACCGGGAAGACCCGGCATAAGTTCTTGTTTGCTGAAGAAAGAAGCATTTTAATGACCGGCATCCCTGTAACCCATGCCGGCACAACTTACCAGGTTGATTCGCTTGAGTGGATTAACCGGAGAGCCGGAGTATTAAAGGCGATTTGTTTAGAAGTACCTAAAAAAGAATAATATGGAACAGAACGAACAGGCTGAGCTTCGTTGGAAATGCCGTTACTCCCACGACGATGAACCCGATAAATACGGACGATGGGCACGAAAGTGTTTTTTCAAGGACCGGCACATTGCCTAGGTTAAACGATTTGAATTAAATGGTCGGGTTGAATTTGCCGTTTCCACACAATTCCCGGTAAATGGTAACGATATGCCACACTATTGCAGCCATTTCAATACATTCAAAGGAGCGAAAGAATGTGTTGAGTATTTTTGGGAGAAATTCAGAGATATATGCCGGTGATTCTATTATGCGAAGCTGCCAGATCCTGAAAGGTCTGGCATTTTTAATTAGTGCCGGGAGCGTAGAGATAAGAAAAGGGATAGTCCGGGTACCAATACCAGGCTACAAAGAAACACTCACCAAAGACCCGGAAATCGATATACAGAACATTGCACCCGGACCGAACAATCAAAACCCAACCATACACAAACAGAGCGAACCGGTACACCTAATCAACTTATTAATCACCGCAGGTAGTAATTAATAATTATATAACTAAAATATTAGTTTTAAAATACTGTTTAATACAATACCGGCGACGAAGTTCGGTGGCTGAGTTTATCGAAGCCCCCCCCTTCCACCCCCCTCAGAGAAAAATACATCAAAAATGAAGATTTAGAGAAAATAAAATACGAATAGCAATACTTAGAGCTAAAACTACTTACTTCGCTTACTTCTCTTACTTTTTCTTAATTATATTACTGTATTTCAAATAATTAGCTATACATAAATAATGTTATTCGGTTACTACAACTTACTTTTAGTTACTTCGCTTACTTTTTTTTATTAAAACTTACTTCGCAGCATAACGATTAAATTATTATATAAAATTCTGACATATTGACAGTTAATCCCGCGAAGTAAGCGAAGTAAGCAAAACACTAAAAATGTAGCCAACTTTAAGAAAAAAAATTGATCACCCACTACAGAAATAAATTGTTCAATTTTATTCGTCAAACGTTCAACATTTTGATTATCTTAGTGCCGCTTCAACTGCCGGATTTATAAACTTAAATCCGGTAAAATGCCTATTCATAAAAATGTAAATCTGGAAAATAAGCCAATAGTTACAATTTCGCTTAATCCTATCCTGGAAGCTTTCTGCAGGTTTATATTTAAAACCCCCACTGAAAGCAATGAAATTGCAATCAATTTAAAAGAAGATATTGGTCTTTTGATTCACTCTCATATTCTATCAACAAATTGCCGTCCGAAACGGCCTTCCATTTCCAATGCGGTTGATATTATTTTACCGATAACGCTACAAAATCAATATGGTCTGAAATCAGGATTTTTGTATGTAAGCAATTGGGGACTTCAGAAAATTGAAAATGGAGTTGAATATGAATTTAATAAATGGGTAAAGAGACGCTTTGAAATTGGTTACGAAAAAAACCGCGAGCGAACGGCAATTATTGAAGCGATACTCCGCGGACTGAATGTTAGGAACAATGTAGTAAATTTTGACGCCATCAAAAAAAACGATTACCGAAATCGGAGGAAAACCGAAGAAATAACTTTCAAAGAATTGTTAGAAGTTGATATTTAAATATTTACGAAATCATTTTATTAAAATTGTAAAAATTAGCTGTTTTATATAAAAATAAACCCATCATGGAAACAAAATTACTCTCGACAGATCGCCCAATTTCGATATCGTATGCATTACCCGAAGATATTGCTTCGCTGGTGCCAGGCGCCGCAAATTATAGAACAGTAACTTTCAAAACCGGGAAAAAGTGGAACCTGATCAATACTACGATCGGAACCATCGATCTACAGGAAGTTCCTGGTGAAGAAATTGGTGAAACGATATTCACAAACAACTTGTCAGCAACATGCCCCGGACATGAAGTAAACACCCCGGGTGACATCGCCGAAATTTCAGGAAGAAAACTTCTGATCAGGATCGAATACAAAAGCGGTTTGAAAAAATTGATCGGCAACCTGGAAGTAGCTCCCCGTCTTTATATTAAAACTGCATCGAACACTACTACCAGCCGGAAAGTAGAAAGTGTCTGGAAATCGCCTGATCCAAATTACTGGCTTACATAGTCCTTTAATTGCCCCTATGCCAGGAGTAATATTGTATCTATGAGAGATTCAGTATTACGACAACAATGGCAGTTCCTTCTGGCCTCGCAAATTAAACGAGGTATTTGGGCAATTCATCCCGACATAGCATTGGCTCAAGGTGCAACCATTCAGCAACTCATGAATCGCGACTGGAGCGGAATGGATCAAACGACCGAACTTGAAAAAGTACGCGCCGCTCTTCCCATTTGTGCCGTTACCGGCTCAGGCGAAACTATCTCCGGAAATTCACTGGATAAAGCTCCCCTGGGATCAACTATCATCATCCCACTGAAAGGCACCATGCTGAAATACGGGACCGAATGCACTTACGGAACTGAAGAAATTGCCGGTCAGATGTTGGAGGCTGCTGCTCACCGTAATATCTCATCCATCATTATCGACATTGATTCGGGCGGTGGTTCTGTTGATGCAGTTGCTCCGATGGTTCAGGCCATTGCCAAAATTCGTAACCAAATGAAAAAGCCGGTTGTTGCCAGCGCCGATCTTTGTGCAAGCGCAGCCGAATGGGTAGCTTCGGCTTGTACCCGTGTAGTTGCCAACAACAACATATCAGCCGAATTCGGGTCAATTGGGGTAATGATGAGCTTTTGGGACGTTCAGCCAGTTTACGAAGCTGAAGGATATAAATTCCATTCAATCTATGCCCCGGAGTCGGAATATAAAAACAGGCCGTTCAAACTGGCGCTGGAAGGAAAGTACGAAGAAATTCAGCAGGAAGAACTTTCGCCTTTGGCTATTGCTTTTCAGAATGCCATTAAAGCCAATCGCGCAACCAAGTTAAACCTTGAAGTTCCTGGCTTACTCAATGGGCGGATGTTTTTCGCTCAAAATTCAAAAGAAAATTCACTTAACGCCAAAGAGGTGGGTTTGATTGACGAAGTTGGAACAATTGATCTTGCGATCCAATATGCCCGTGACCTCGCTAAATCAGCCTTTGTGGAAAAATACGTTTCATCTAATTTTAATTAAAATGTTTAAACATTATTTGGGTTTGGTTTTAGGCTTTTTGGGAATTGAAGCATTTGCCACTAAAGACGGCAAATCTGTTCTTTCCGATGAGCAGAAACAGCGACTCTCCGAAGAATACGGGGAGAAGTTTGTTGCCAAGTTCGAGGCTGATTTGGCAAAATTTGAAGCTACCGGAGAAGATCCTGGTCGGGCTCGCCTCGAAGCTACTCTTAAAAATCTCGAAGGAAGTTTTGCAGAAATGAAAAAAACCATGGAAGCAACTACTGCCGAGAATTTGAAGCTTAAAGGACAAGTTGAAAAACTTGCCAATGTAACTGAGCCGGAACCGGCTGCTGAGTATGTATCGAACGAAAAAGGGAAAAAGGTTTTGAAATTTAAACCTAACATGGGATTTCAGCACAATAAAATTGCTGCTGATTACCTGGCTGGCGATCACCGCATATTGGCTGCCGGTGAAACAATCAATGTTGATTCGGTTATTTCCGAATTTGGCAGTTTGATTGACTATGTGAAGCTCGACATGATTGGTCAGATATTCCAGGGCTTTGAAACTGCCCAAGATCTAACTTGGAAGCGCGAAATCCATTCGTACAAGGCTGAAAAATCGTTGATTACTTCGGTAATTCAGCAATTTGTTCCTAAGTTCACGCCTCTTGGCGATACTTCTTTTACTCCGCTTGAAATTCCTTTGAGACGTTTTAAAATCAACGTTTTAATCACGCCATCTGACGTGAAAGACTGGATTTTTGGAATGTACGACGAATCGAAAGATTTGGAACAACACCCGATTACCCAATACATCGTGAATCAACTTATTGCCCCAAAAGCAATGGAAGATTTGGATGATGTTTGCGCAAACGGTGAGTTCGACGAGCTTGTATGGTCAGAAGTTGATGAAGGAGATGCTGGTCAGAATCCTTTGAAATCGATCGACGGATATTTAACACAGCTGAAAAAGGATAAAGCATTGGGCGCTGCCAAGAAAATGAACTTTATTCCTTTAGCTTCATCCATCACCGATTCTAATGTCGTGGAACAAGTTAACTTGTTTGTCGACTCGATTGACAAAAAGTACAAACGCCGCGATATGCCTGTTTATATCGATCCAACTTTGTACCGTATGTACAAACGCGCTTACAAAAAATTGTATGGCGAAGGATCTTCCGATCCACAATTTGGTGGCGATGTGATTGACTATACCCGCAATCGGCTTGCACCCAGGTACAACTTGACCGATTCAGGTGCAATTCTTACTACACCAAAAGAAAACTTCATTGGTTTGCGTCATATTAACGAACCGGGAGCTACAAACCTCAGAATGAAATCGTACGATTACGATGTGCATGTAATTGGTGAATTCCGTTTCGGTATTGGTTTCGCCATTGCTGAAGGTGTATTCTATTTTATTCCTGACGAAGTTATTGACAGCGGCGGTGCCGGTGTTTAATAAAACATACTGAGTAAGCCCCAATTAAACGGGGCTTACTTCATTAACTCTTTAAAAATTACAGATATGTTAATTTTGATTTACACCCCGGTAAGTGTACCGAAAACGGGAGCCAATCCCGGAAGACCTCAGGGGAAAGATCCAAACATTATCATCTTCAGGATGGACGATGTTGAAGTTTTCCCGACTCGCGACGCCAATAACGTTAAAAGTGTAGCAGGCCAGAACCTGACTTTTAAAACCGGAGCTCACGCCATTGCAATATATGCAACTCCCGACAGCATCAAACGAAACGATACTGGTGAAGGTGATATGGATGCAAAAGGATTTATCCACAATCTCGAATTCGCACATCCTGGCGATGAAGTTGGATTTGAAGAATGGAAAGAAAATAACATCAATGAAAGACTTGGTGCATGTTCATTCCGTCGTGGTTTTCTGAAAGCAAAAATTCATGGTACTCCGAATGAACCTCTGATGTTTGATGTGGATGAACAAGACGATAAAGACGGTTTGAAAACAACCGTTAAAATGAAGTCTGTTATGCGTGGACCTAAATCGATGCTTTACCTGGGAACAAAACCAGTATTAGATACCGATGATGGCAGCGGTGGTGAAGGCATTTAATCGGTTTAAAATGCGATATGTGAAAGCCTGCAGAGATCCTGCAGGCTTTTTTTGTGTCCTTTATTTGCAATTGCAAATCAGCCAACTTCGGTAAACTCAAAAATTTACTGAAATGGAAAGAATTACCAAAAAAAACACTAAGACTGAAATACTTGCAGCTTATTATCAACTGTATACTACATTCGGAGAAGTTACATATCAGTTTGAAGCGTTAAAAGCTTCAATTAACGCCGTGCCATCAGAAACACAGGAAACTCAATTTGCTCCTGAACGGGTAACAGTTTGTATCCCTTACGTGAAAGCACTTGCACAGGGTAATGAATTACAGCTGGCATTGCGCGGATGGTCCGAAAACTTCAGGGAAGAAATGAATATTGTGGTGATCGGCGACCGTGAACCGTGGATGAATAACCTGGTACATGTGATCGAATGTGAACGGATCAGCAATAACCCGCCGCTCGATGTGGTCAATAAAATGATGCTGGCCATTGATTCTGACCTGGTAACTGAAAAATTCATCTGGGCAAATGATGATCAATACCTGATTACTCCCTGTATGCTGGCCGATTTTGAAACGCTAAAATGTACCGGCAAGTTGGAAAACAAACATCTTGGTTCGACACTATACCAGCAAAACAAAAAAAGAACAGCAGATTTGCTGATCAAAAATAATTGCTCAACCTGGGACTTTTCGATACATATACCATTTGTTTTTGAAAAAGAAAAACTCTTTGCATTAATTGCAACTTTCAATCTTCGCACTGAGCCACATTTGGTTGCTACGCTTTATTTCAATTACTATTTTCCTCGCTTTGTGCCTTACGAATGCGAAGGACCTATTCCACTTGAACACGACAACCTGAAAATTGGTGTTTACCGCCAAAATGCTGATTTGGATCGGCTTCAAAAACTATTGTTGCGTAAAAAGCTGATCAGTAATTCAGAAAGCGGATGGACCGATAAACTATCGGAAATCCTTAATAGCTTTTTTTCATTCAAATGCAGGTTCGAAAACTAAAATTAAAAGCTGACCGGGTAAAGGTTGTAACCTGGATGCGAAGCGGGGCACCTGTTAAATCAGGTGTCGCGCTTTATGCATCCTTATTCCCGGATCAGGTTTTTCTTTCTGAACTAAAAAAAGATCCTGAAGGAAATCGCGAAAGGTTATACTTAACTATTTGCGACATGATGGATATTACATTTTTTAAATTTCAAACAATAGTCAACGAAAATCATGAAAAAAGTAGTAAAAAACCAGAGTCTGGAGAAGTCGGGCATGGAAGTGAAGAATCAAAGAAAGAGATTGAAGTCAGGATTAGAAAAGATAGGAATAAGCATTCCTTTAGGAACGATTGGCCATTTCTTTCCAGACCAGAATGTCCCCCACAACTTAAGGCATTAGCAGCCGATAAAATCAGCTGCTGGGAACGATACACCGAAGCCCATAAACAACTGTTCGATTGCTCCAGTCTGGATGAATGTTACCAGGTTGCTCATGCTCTGATCGAGAACTTCAAAGAAAACAGGCAGATTCATGAGGAATTGGATTACTATAAGCAACATGGAACGGTATTAGGACAACACCGCATATTTGATCAATACAAGCGATTTGACGAACTCAGGGGCAAAAATGTAATAGAGCTGGTTCAGCTATATAGTAAAACATTGCCGCACCGGATTTGGCGTATCGAGAGCGAAATTAAGAAAGCTGACAAACCACACCTAAACGGTGAACGCGAAGCCAGGTTAAAAGAAGTGCAGGGAGAGCTGGCAGAGGTTAAACGAATATTAGGAATCAATGGCTAAATTCTTCAACATACAGGATCTGAAGCCAAAGCCATTTGAAAAAGGCGAAGAATCGGGGCTATCGACCAAAGAAACCAATTCGAAGTCGCTCCGGATCCGCTTTGATGAAATGCACGAACAAAAGGTTGCAACCATCAAAATGCTTTGCGGAAAACTTCCTGAAGAAAATGAAGTGTTTTTCCTTGAATCGACCAATAGTTTTAATGCTTTTACTTTCATCGTTTACCTGATCAAACATGCCGGAAGGATTGATGATCTGTTTATTGCTACCTATTCAATCAATACCCGGATCCTGGATAGTTTATCGAGCCGGATCCGCAACAATGAGATTGGTGACATCTGCCTTTACATCGCCGAAAGTATTAGATACCGGATGCCAAAAGTAAAAGACCAGCTCGACATGATGATTAAGAGCATGGATAACTTTCAGGTTGAATATGCCTGGACACATAAAAAAGTAATGGCTGCCCGTGTGGGCGATGCTCATTATGTGATCGAAGGATCAGGAAACTTTTCGGAAAACAGCGCAGAGGAACAATACATTTTCATGAGATCAAAACGAATTTATGAATTTAGAACCGGATATACTAAGTGAATGGCCCTGGTGGTTTCCGCTTAATGAAATTGAAAACCTTGAGTACATTGCTGCAGTTGGCTATACTCCAGAGAAGATTGCCATGTATTTTGGCATCGATAAGGATACCTTTTTGCTTGAGTTCTATCGTGAGGACAGCCGGATCATGTTCCATTATGAGCGCGGTATCCTGGTGAATGAAGCGAACGAAACGATTGCAACCCAAAAAGCAGCCAACGAAGGAAATGCTACCCAGGCGCAGCGCCTCGATAAACGACGGTTTCAAATCAGGTTTCAGGAATTGAAAGAAAGGATCATCTATGGCAAAGAATAAGTTCGAAGTCAGCCGGTACCACGAAATTGCTGAATACATTGAGACAGGCAGCAAGTCGAATCTAACAGATGATGAGCTTGAATATCTGGATATCCTGATTAAAATGAATTCTATGCGCCGTAGGTATGGTCTGAATGAAACCATAGCATTCTTTATCAAAAAACCCTATAGTATAAGCCTTTACCGTGTCAAACAGATGTTTGAGGAATCAATCAACTTGTTTTATTCTGATGAAATCTTAGATAAGCGTGCTGCACGCAACCTGAAGGCCGAACAGTTTGAACAGGTTGCCCAACTTGCACTTGAAGGCGCTCAGTCGGTTAAAGACCTCGAAATTTGGAGAGCTTTGCAATGGGATAGCTACAAAGCCCGCCAATTGGATCAGCCCGACCCGATCAATATTCCAAAAGAATTATACGAACGGCCAATTAAGATTTATACCATGAACCCGGTTCAGGCCAAATTACCACCAATCGACCGCAATGCACTTGCTAAAGAAATTGACGAACTGGATGAATCGGCCGCAGACAAAAAACGCTGGAAACAAGAAGCAATGGTTGAAGATATTGACTTTATAGAAATGCTCAATGACCAAACCGACGAAAATTGATCTGGACCGTCCGGATGTGGAAGTCCGATACATGAACTGGTTGGCGCAAACCAGTGGAATAATGATGCCCGGATCACTTTATTTCATTGGTGGCCGTGGATCAACCAAAACAACCGCATTTCAGGCGGAACGCCTTCAGGAAATGGTTTACGATATGCCGGGAGCTCCTGTCGCCCTGGTTGCCGATACGTTTACCAATCTTCAGAAAAATGTTTGGCCAACCATGCAGGAAGGTTTGCGCCTCCTGGGATGGGAAGAGGATATTCATTATGTGGTTGAAAAAGAACCGCTGGAACACTGGAAAGAAAAGCCGATTAATATTATCTCCAGCTATAAGCACACCGTTATATTTTTCAACGGATTTAACCTCACTTTCATTTCGCTCGACCGGCCATCCACAGCAGCCGGTAAATCCTATGTTGCCATCATTGGTGATGAAGTCAAATTCTTCCGGGAAGATAAAATCGCCAAACTGACCAAAGCTGTTCGCGGATTTAAGGTCAGATATGGACAATCTCCATTCTATCGGTCCCAGACCTTCACAACCGACATGCCCAATCCGAATTTGATTGGTGAGCATGACTGGATCCTGAAGCATCGCAAAAGAATGGAGGTTAAACAAATCGTCCGGATTCTGAAAACTGGCTTTGTTTACAATGATATCAAAAAGGAATATGTAATCGCTAAGGATTCGGGCGACCGCAAAGAATTGGCAATTGTAAAACGTAAACTCGACCGATGGGAAGCCCGGTGGAGAAAGGTCCGCAAAAAATCTGTTTTCTTTTGGGTGGCCAGCTCATTCATCAATGCTGACATTTTAGGCGTTGATTTCTTCTCTGAAGAGTTCGAAACCGACCTGGAAGACGTTGCACAGGCAATACTTTCACTGAAGCCGAAATTAATGGCCGGAAATCGCTTTTATTCAAAGCTTACAGAAAAGCATTTCTATCAGGATGGGGCCGATGCACACTGGAGTGACTATTTCGGCATCCGTGATACTGAAGACTGCCGTATCCTGGCTAAGTTAGATAAGATAAAAGCCATCGATGCAGGAATGGACTTCGGCAATATGACATCAATGATCATTGCCCAGGATGGCAAGAAAAAACGTGAATACAATCTATTGAAAGAATTATATGTACTACCTCCCAATTCTATTAGGCAGTTAGCAGATCAGTTCATTGAGTACTTCAAGCCACACGAAGAGAAGACACTTAACCTATACTATGACCGTGCAGGTAACAACTATAGCAAGTCAGGACAGGACCTTGCATCTCAGATCAAGAAAGCAATTGAAAAGAATGAGGAAGGCAAACGTACTGGATGGAAGGTTATGCTTAGGTCAATCGGACAGGCTACCATTCATTCAAATACTGAGTATAACTTCATGATCGATCTGCTATCAGATACTAACCCTGCTCTGCCTGTTGTGTGTATTGATCAGTTCAACTGTCCATGTCTTAAGTCTTCGCTTGAGACAGCACCATCAAAGGTTGTCACTCGCAACAATCGTAAGATGATTGTAAAGGATAAGAAGAGCGAAGGCCTCGCAATTCATAAGCTACCCAAACACTCCACCAATTTTAGTGATGCGTTCAAATATCTAATGTGTCGCAAGCAGTGGCTCAACCTAAACAAGGGCATGCGCAAGCAAAGCTCAGGTGATTTAACTACGGTGGGATAAATAAAAGTTACCCCTATTACATTAAAAGAGGGGCATGGTACCCATGCACCCCCAACCTAAAACAGGTTGGATTTACGAACCTGATGATCAGGCCTTTTGTCATATTTCCGGCATCGGCGACCCTTTGCAGTTGCAAGTCGAGTTCAGGGCGGGCTCGGAGTCAACCTTCAAACAACAAAAAATTAAAAATTTTTTAGTTGTTTTTTGTGTTGTGTTACAGCGTGTTAACCCAAAAAGCTTTTTATTTTGTTGATTAATCTTGGCTTAACCCTGATGGATGTTGACCGAAACGGATTATTTTCTCTCCTAAAAGTCTTAACTTGCAGGCAATGTTAACCGCCAACCTGCTTGCTTATGGAAATAGTAATTGGATTGCTCGTGTTTTTGGTGCTGGTTGTTTTTATTGTGCAAAAAAATAAAGAACCTGATATTGCGAAAGAGTACAGTGCCAGGAATGCAGTTAACGAGGAAAAGAATAGGCGGATTTATTACCTGAGGTACGACACTGATAAGTACACCCAGCCAACCGAAGCAATTACTACAACGGTGGCGGGTATCTCTTTTGAAAATAGACTGGGTATTTGTGGCAGTTGTGTAAAAGGTGAAGAATTAATGCTGGCTCGTGAGCCAGATAATGAACACGAGCCAAATGCTGTTATGGTTGTGCGTTTTACTGGTGAAGTTTTAGGTTATTTAACCAGGGATGATGCGGCGATTTATGCTCCGCTTATTGATGACCGGGTTTTGATTAAAACTTACTTTGGAACCCTGAGTTATTTTGACCGTTGGTTTGATGCTTACATTGAATTAATTGAATATAAACCCAATGAAACAACAACCAATGAAAAAACTAACGAATGAATTTACCGGAAAGAACATCCTGTTTACAGGCGACATGCATCTGATTAATGAAAAGCACATGTATTGGCTTTTGTGTGAAATGGCCGATGCTACTCATAAAGGAGTGGTAAGTAAAAAAGTTGATTTTGTAGTAACCGGTGCAAAAGCTGGCCCTTCTAAATTAAAACAAGTTGAAGAACTAAAATCCCAGGGCTACAACATACAGGTAATTGATGAAGAAACTTTTATTAGGCGATACTTCGAGCTAGATGATCTCCCCAGTTATATTAGCTTCTACTATTAAAACAAAACCCCGGCTATCACCCGGGGTTTTGTTTATCAAACATTTATATCTCGACGGAAAACTATAGATCTTTCAATACTTCAATCTGTTTTTCAAGCTTTTCGATATAGTCTTTTACGGCCACTTCAAAGCATTCCAGTTTCTTTGGTTTGATTCCAGTTACTTCTTTGTACCTATCCAAAGTGTTGTCTAGTCGCTCAATTACATCGCTATCTAACTTGAAACTAACCTGTTGTTTTTCGCCCATGATCTTTTTTTTAGCAAAATTAATTGATTTTTTTAAACTCCATATAAATTTTTAAACTATTTTATACTTTTATTTGGAAGTAAATGGAAGTTTTATTTACATTTGTCTTATCAAATCGTTAAAATATTTCAGATGACTTGTGTAATAGATAATAATTCTGGGCGACGCAATGAATATCTTGCGAAATGGCGGCGGGAAAATCCTGAAAAGGCAAAACAAATTGCGGAAAGAAATGCTAAAAACAACCGTGAAAAAATTATTGCTCGTGGAAGAAAATACAGAAAAGAGAATGCAGAAGTAATAAATGCAAAGGCAAGAGAACGCCAATCTAAAAAGCGAAAAGAAAACCCACAACAGGAACGGGATCGTGTCAGAAAATACAATAACGATCATCCAGAATATCAAAAAGCCAGAACAATGAAAAAGGTTAATGATATCACAGATTCATATATTTCTGCTATCATTTGTAAAAGATCAAATTTGAAAAGATCAGATATTCCACAGGATTTTATTGAGCTTAGAAAAGAGGTTCTCATATTAGGTAGAGAAATAAAAAGATTGTCAAACTAAAAAATTATAGAAATGAAAAAGAATTCATCACCACCAAGTTTAAACAACATCAACGATTTAAGAGCAGATGTGATTAAAATTTATCAAGAATTGAGGACTAATCAAATCGGGTTAAGAGAAGCAAAAGTGTTATTTCATGGAGCCGGAAAGATTATGAATACAGCAAAGTTACAGTTGGAATATAATACTTACATCAAATCTGGAACACATATTCCATTTTTAGAAGTACCCGAAGAAAATCAGTCAGCAACTAATTAAAAACAACAATCCCCCGGGGCTCAGGTGTTAGTAGCACCTGCCGGGGGATTCATTAAAAGTATGAATTTAACACTTCAAAAGTATGAAAAATATAGTATTTACCGATTCGCAGATTGAGTTAATGATGACGAGATTTGAAACAAAAAGAATTAAGGATAAGACAGAAAAATTCAAGGAAGAATATGCCAATCATTTTAAAGAGTATATAATGCTGCAGGAACAAGAATGCGAAAATTGGACTTGTGGCGAAATACAACTGAAGTATCAGGAAATCAAAAGGCCAACTTACTCGATTGTATCTGCCAAAGATGCTTATCAGGTAATTAAAAATAGCGCTGATATGGATTCTGCTGGAATACAAGAACACTTCTGGGCAATTTATATTACAAATAATGGAGAGGTAATCGGATTCCGTACTATTTGCACTGGCAGAATCAATTCAGTTGAAATCAACGTTCAGTTAATTTTATCTATTGCTTTAATTCTCAATGCTCAAAGAATTATTATTGCCCACAGTCATCCTTCAGGTAATCTGCGGCCTTCGCTTGCCGATATCGATTTTACCAAACGTTTTATCGAAGCCTCACGTCTTTTAAGCATTGTTGTTACCGACCATTTGATTGTTACCAGCGATGATTATTGCTCACTCCGTGACGCTCATTTTGTGAATTTTGATTTTGTTCTCAATTACTACGAAAGACGGGAATACAAAATAACGGAAACAGAAAGAACTGGAGGTACAACCATGAGTAAAAAACAATCCTTTCGCCTGATTCACAAGGTAGAATCAGAAAAATTAGTAGATGTTATCCGAGTTGCCTGGGAATTCGTTTCCGAAATGGGCACCGAACCTGAAAAAATCATCCTGCCTGATGGCACAGAACTTCCCTGGAACGCCACAGCAGCTCACCAGTTTGCCGCTGAAGGTAGTATCGATGAAGAAAAGTTTATTGAATGGTCACTATCAGAACAATAATTTATAAATTTGAGGTATGGAAAATTCAATAGAGATAAAGATCATCAAAGAACTTGTGGATGCAATACGTTATACTTCACCTCGTTCAATCGCATTGAATGAAGCATATCACAAAGCAAAAGAGTTCTTATATCTGAATGGTAAAAATGATAAGCGAGGAGAATTTAATAAAATTGACTTATCAAAAGATGAAAACGGTAATTTAACTGCAACTTCATTTTTCTCAATTCCTGATCGACCTGACATACCAACATCAGAACCTACAAAACTTAATTAGATTTAAAGCAGCTCCCGGGCTGCTTTTTTCGTCCTTTATGTCTTCATATCAACCTGATAGTTTTAATTCAAAAATTGAATATGAAACTATCAATTCTGGTTTGCTCAACTCATAACCGTTACAATACCTTTCTACCCAAAATTCTGGACCAGCTTTTTAGCCAACTCAGGCAACTGGATCCGGAATCTCAAAAACAAGTAGAGATCCTCACACTGATCGACAATAAAACCATCATGCTGGGCACCAAGCGCAATAACCTGATCGACATTTCGCGGGGTGAGTACCTGGTATTTGTTGACGATGATGACCGGGTATCATCTGATTATATCAGTGAGCTTCTCCAGGCAACCGCCTCCGGATCGGATGTTATTACCTTCATAGTTTCGGTCAGTTTGAACGGTGAAGCTCCAAAACCCTGCTATTATTCGAAGGATTATCCGGAAGACTATAATACCGACGAAACATATCACCGGTTGCCAAACCATATTATGTGCATCCGCAGGGCTTTGGCCGAAACGGTTCTGTTCAAACCAATCCTTTACGGCGAAGATTCCGACTATTCAAAACGGATGAAACCGTTCATCAAGTCCGAAACGCAAATCAATAAAGTGCTGTACTTCTACGATTACAACCTCGAAACTACCGAAGCGCAGGAACATCAGCGCGAAAAACAGAGGCAACAACGTAGTAAAGCCTTATGCGATGTGGTAATCCTTTCGAATGCCAAAATCGAAGCACTGAAAACAATGACACAGCAGGCAATTAACACGCTTCAGGCATCCGAAAAACCCGGGATATTCAATATTGTAGTGATAGAGCAAAGCCAGGCAACCTATTTAAATGCCGAAACCTTACACGCCCATGGCCAATTCAATTACAATAGTTTTGCAAACACCGGAATAATCAGGGGCCGCGCTCCATGGATCTGCGTCGCCAATAACGACCTGGTATTCCAACGCGGATGGTTTCATCAAATGATGCTCCTGAAACATGATGCAATGTCGCCCATCAACCCGGGCGACAAACGCCAGGCAAACATCCGGATCCCCGAAAAAGGATATACTGTTGGCCGGCATTTTTCCGGATGGTGTTTTGTGATGCGTCGCACCGTTTGGGAGCAAATTGGCGGACTTGATGAAGATTTCCCGTTTTGGTGTGCCGATAATGCCACAGTGGAGCAATTGAAGGCTAAAAATATTCAATCGATGTTGGTACCCGCTTCACAGGTTAGGCACCTCGCATCAGAAACATTAATAACATTTGATCAATCTATACGCGACGAATTAACCACAGCTCAGGTCCGCAAATTCAACCGTAAATACAAACAAAACCTTTTTAACCTCGGAATATGATCGCACTGGTACCCACCTGCAACCGGCCTGAACTGTTTGCCCGACTTGTTACCAGGCTCGAAGGCTTTGATGTGATCGGATTCGTCAATAATTCGACTCCTGAAAATGAACAACTGTATTTAAAACTTAAGCTTCCTGAAAATGCAACATTGGTTTTTACAGGCATTGAAGGCGAGCCAAAAGCTTGTCATGTTGAAACATTTCGACTGATGCTCACTTATGCCTTTGATGAATGCCTGGTGATTGAAGATGATGTTTTTCCCTGCCCAAATTTTTACAATGAACTTCAAAACCGTATCCGTTTACTGAAAACTGTGACTGAACACTTCGTATTAAGTCCTCTTTACATTACTGCCCGTAATTCCGATTTTTATACACGCCTTGAAAGTCACCCGGTCCAATTCGGCAACTATACATTTATCGATTCAGCCTGGATTGATGGTAATTTTTATATGACATCCGGAGTTTTGGCCGCGATGAAAAAATGGTTATCCGGGCCCATTAAAATATATCCTGCATCGAGCGGAATTGGACGTAAAAATTCGCGCGAAATTGCCCGCCGTAGCTGGAAAATGTACACTGCAGTTCCTACCATGGTAGAACATTCAGACCAGCACAGCGTGATGTTTGGCAACCGGCGCAAACAAATTCCATTGATAGCCCGGTTTTAGCCCCGCTCCCTGCTTTTTCTGTCCTTTCTCCTTTATTACCCGCATTCTACCTTCACATCATGAACCTTTACGAAGCGATAGATCAAATGCGGATCACCTCAAAACAGGGTGGCGAATTCTCAATGACTTTCATGAGCCATAACGAAACAACGAGCAAATCAGACGGTGTGGTATCGGTCGATCGTGCCAGGCTTCGCTCCAGGCCAAATACCGATCAGAACCGAAACGCCGAAATGATGGAAGCCTATACCAACCTCGATACCGGTGAACCCCGCCAATTTTACCAGCCTCTATTAATGATTTTCAACGGACAAAAAATTGATTTAGAATGAAAAAGACTAAACCAGATGTGCATTTAAAAGGCGACTCCGGAGTAATGAACATTCCTGAAGTGGGTGTATTCTCATTTTACACCGGCGCCGGTTCTTCCGAAAATATGTGGACCTCTTTAATTTTAAGCGATTCAGGAGTACAATGGGAAGCTGCTCCCGATATTATTGGAGGTAAAAAAATTGTTCCCTACGGATCGAACAACAACCTCCCTGTTATCATCCGGAACATGATGGAAGAAAACAACCTAGCTCCCGGAATCCTTGAACGCGAAATGGGCTTATTGCATGGTCAGGGGCCTCAGTTGTACGTCGATAATGTGGTAAACGATGATATTGTTCGCAAATGGACCTTTGATACCGAAATTTGGGACTGGCTGAAATCGTGGAATTACCGCCGTTTTATCGACATGAGCACTGTCGAATACAAATACCTGAAGGGAATATTTGTAAAGCGATATCTCCGCCGTGGCGCTCGAATTGGCCGTAATCCTGAATTTGTGCTGGAAGTATGTCCCGGAACAGATGCACGCCTAGCGTGGGTCGATAGTCGCCGCCTGGAAGATGTCCCAGAAATCTATACCGGCGATTTTGAAAACAATTGCTTCAGAACTGGAATAAGAACCTGGCCAATTTGGGATAAATACAATCCGTTTGGATTATCAACTTCAATGAGTTACCACAACTCCTATTCATTCGCCCACAACTTCTATTCAATACCGGCTTTCTGGGGATCACGTAAATGGATCCAGCGTTCATCAGATGTACCCGACACGTTGAAATATTTATCCGATCAGGGATTAATGGTCACCCATCACATTCATTCTCCAGGCGCATACTGGGCCGAAAAACGCGATAAGATTGAATTGAAATTTCCCGGCAAACCCGAAGCTTACATTGATGAGAAACTGGCCGAACTGAAAACCGAAACCTTCCGGAAGATTTCTGCAGTATTATCCGGTAAAAAAAACGTTGGCAAATTCATCGAAACAGTTGATTTTTTCGACGAAGAAGCCGACTGTGTGGTAAGATGGAATATTGAAGCCATCGATCAGAAAACAAAAGATTTTATTGAAGCACAGATTGCGATATCTGACAAGGCCGATGCCGCAACCACTTCAGGAATCGGTTTGCACCCCGCCTTGAGTAATATGATGATGAACGGTAAATCAGCTGCAGGATCCGAAATGCTTTACGCGCTGAAACTTTACCTATCGTCTGATACCACTATTCCTGAAGAAGTAATATTCGAGCCCATCAATCAGTGTATAGAAGCCATGTGGCCCGGTAAAAAGTGCCGCCTCGGATTCTATCACAAAATTGTGATGAAAGAAGAAAATGTAGCTCCTGCAGATAGAACAACCACAAACGTTTAAGCCATGATTTTCAACAAAGCAAATAAAGGAAACGAAGAGCTCCGGATCCTGACCGGATCTTACTATAAATCGAACGAATTCGATAAAATAAGTGTCAAAGTAGAACTGGCTACCGAAGATCTGATCAGGATCATAGGTCAAACACTGTACGATCGTGCCGAAGCTCATTATTTAAGTAATAATTATCTGGCACCTGTCCCGGATCCGGTCGAAGTCGAAGGGAGTGGATCCGGAGGAGAAGGACTTCCGGCGCCTGATTATTCAATGCCCGATAAATTGGTTCAACACATCCAGTTGCCAATCTCATTCATGGCAACCTTATGGCATTACCAGGGCAATGATATTAGTCACGAAGATTCGGGCCGTAAGAATAAGATTGACAATATATCCGAAAAAATTGCCTGGGAATGGCAGTATAACCGCGACGATGCTGCCGCTTTGCGCAATTATCAAAAAGCATTCGACCGGCTTATCCGTTTCCTGAATGCGAATGCCGGCAGTCTTCCGGAGTGGGCCAATTCAGAGGCAAAAAAGAACACGCTCAGCCTTTTTATCAATACGGCAGAGCATTTTAATAGGTTATTCGCCATCGACGATTCACCGGTTTTTTTCCTTCGCCTGGCTCCAATCATGCGCGAAATTGAACGCAAACACATTAAACCTATCCTGGGAACCGATAAGTTTAATGAGCTAAAAGTGTTGATCCAGTCCGGAGAAGAAATATCCGAACAGAATCAGGAGTTGATTGATTTTATTTGCGATCCAATTCCGCTACTCACCATGAGCATGGCTGTAAAACGATTTTCGCTAACCGTGATCCCCGAAGGCGTTGTTCAAAATTTCTTTTCAGAAAGGCAAACTTCAAAAGCAAACATCCCGGCCACTCTCCAGCTTGTTAACGATGTATCAAAATCGCTTTGGAAGGATGGCGAATTTGTACTGAACGAACTCAAAAAATACTGGACCATCCTGCAGGCTGATGAAAATGAAACCATTGATGAAACAATCACCGAATTCATTCCAAAAGGATCCATTCACGATAAATTTTTTGGATTATGAATACAATCGAAATTCCCGAACGTGATTTAAAAGTAGAATTCCCATCCTGCTGGGAAGAGCTCACAAACGAACAGTTTGCATTTATTATGCAGGAATGGATCTCGCTGATGGATGGAAAAATCAATGAAGATGAATTCCGGATCATCATCCTGTATCATCTGCTGGGAATCAAACGCGGACCATTCCAAAACTGGAAAGACAGGCGCCTGAGCAAACTTCAGCTGGAGGACAAATTTGCAAATATCTGGCAATTGACAGAGCTGCTTAAATGGCTTATCCGGATTGAAGTTATTGATGGCGAAAAGGTCGGGATGCTCGACTATACAGGCATCACAAACCGGATCCCGCGCATCGAAAGTGAATGGGCAATACTGGAAGGCCCTGATGATGGCCTGCTGAATATTACTTTTGCCGAATACCGCGCAGCATGGAAGTATTTTGAAGCTTATACGCGTGATCACAAACACGCCGATCTTGATCACCTGGTTGCAGTGCTTTACCGGCCGATACATGCCAACTATGAAGAGCTAAAGAACAAACCCGATTTTGATGGGCAAAACCGCGAACCATTTAATCCTTACATCACTTCGCACTATGCCGAATTGATGAAAAACATTCCATTCTGGCAGAAATTCACAATTTACCTATGGTTTGGCAATTGCGATCGCTTTCTGAAAGAAGATGAACTGGAGCTGGATGGCCGGCCACTTTCATTTGCACCGCTATTCAAAAAATCTCAGTCTGAATCTTCTGAAGAAATTGAAAATTTAGATGAGAATGATCTTGGTCTTACAGGTCTGCTCTATATGATATCCGAATCGAAACTATTCGGTACCATTAAGGAAACCGACCAAACAAACTACATCGACCTATTAACAGCACTGCTATACTGGAAACAACAATCTGATAAAATTAAAACCCCATGAATGATCTTATAATAAGATTAGGAACATGGGTTCAGAAATGGTGGCCCTATGATTCACTACGAGAAGACCGCCCTAAAAAATAAATACGATGATAAAAATTACCGATTTCAACACCCTTCTGACCACAATGGTCACAGATATTCAGAAGAAAAACCCTGAATTAATCGGCTTTGTTCTGGTGGCCAATGAAAAGCACCTGGTAAAACGTCTATCAGATCAACCCGGTATTTGGTTAGGAATAACCATTCCAAGTGCCGATCCTGAAACGATTGATGAAGACAATGTGGCCGAAAATAACATTGTTTGGATTTTTGTCATCGAGAAAAAGGATCCCGGAAGTATGACAGCAGCCGAAGAATTGGATCACTATCAAAAAATTCAGGATGTAACTACATCAGTTAAAAACTGGCTCCGCGATCAGAAACTTGCAGGAAACGAATTTCTTGAATACCTGAATCTAAAAAGTATTCATACCGATCCGGAATACCAGTTTGGGGGATGGAACGGTTGGTCAATCAATTTCAATTTCGACACTGACGGATATTAACTATGGAACTGGCACTTGTCCGCAAAGAATTTGTAAAACAGATCCTGCAGGAGGAAGGCAAAGAGCTGCACGATAACCAGGGAAAGGCCATCGCCAAGCTCCTGCATTTTCACAGTAACCGGCTGATGGATACCCGCTCCTTTTCGGTTAATTCTGAAGATGCCATGGATGGACAATTTTCAACACAAATTACAGCTTACGGTCGTTTTCTGGACATCAAGCCAAAGAACCGTGTTATCCAGGAACAAACAAAATATACGCATTGGCGCCAGCGTCGCCGTACCAAATCATTCCCGATATACAACCGTTTTGTGTTCGGGCATTATTATACAATCGCTTACAGGCTCATGTACGGGCTAACTGAAGAAGTTGCTGAAGGAATCAAAAAACAATTCGATGCTTCGACAGGCTCAGCATCCAAAAATTAAAACAAGATGGGAAATAAACTACGCGACGAAGATCTGAACCTTAACATCATTGTGAATGGTGACAAAGGCAAAAAGGAATTAGGCGACCTCGAAAAGAGTACACGTGAACTTACTAACCGTAATAAGGAGCTTCGCCTTGAAAAGGAAAAACTCATTCGTGCCGGAAAACAGGAAAGTGAAGAATTTAAAGCTATTTCGAAAGAAATTACAGCCAATAATGCAACCCTGAAGACCAACGAAACCCGCATGACCGAACTCAGAAAAGTTATTGGCTTAACAGGTTTAACTATGCGCCAGCTCCGGAGCGAACAAACCCGGTTGAAACGCCTGATGGATTCGTCAACTCCCGGAACCGAACAGTGGCTAAAATTCAAAAAAGAATTGGGAGCGATCGAAAGTCAAATGGCTTCAGTTAGGGGTGGAGCAAAACAAACACAAACATCATTAGGATCGATTGCAAAAGACTTACTCCCGGCTTTTGGTATAGCTGCAATTGCCGGGCTTGCTGTAAAGGCATTCGATAAAATTATTAATGGTACAAAATCGCTGCAAGATCAATGGGAATTTGCAATGTCGGCTATGAAAAATGGTACCGACTTTTTCTGGAAATCGCTGGCAAGTGGCGAATGGTACGACTTTTTTGAAAATTTAGAAAAAGCCATAAAAGTTGGCTACCAGTATGCAGAAATGATGGACAATGTAAAAGAATCGACATGGGCGCTTTCGATGGAAGAAGCCGATGCACGTGATAAAGAAATTGATTTGGAAATTGCTCTTCGTAATAAACTACTTTCAAAAGATGAAAGGATCAAAGCCGGTGAAGAACGGATTCAAATGGAGAAGGATTTGACTAAAAAAAGAACCGATGTAGCTACAGAAGCCTACAATGCTGAAATGTTAATGGCGATGGACAGATCAAAACTTGATGAAAAAACTCTGATCAATACACTAAAAAAAGTTGATGCGCAAACACGTGCAAAAGCCGAAGCCTATAACCTAGAATTGGCCGACTACAATGCCTATCAAAAAGAAATGGACAAATTACGCGCTCAAGGTTCTAATCCAGAAGAAAGCGAATTATATAAATGGAAAAAGTATAGATTAACCAATGCAGGCGATGAAATAAAACTATATGCTCAGGCATTGCGTGGAGAAGGCAATTTAACCGATCAAATGATTGAAAAATTGGTTGGTTCATACGTGAAAATGAAAGAAGCCTCTGTTTCAGGAAAGGAAAATATCAAAAGAGTAATTACTACAACAAATTCATTGCTTGCAGGTGAGGAAGAAAATGGACAAAAAATATCAGATAAAGCTGCTAAAGAACGCAAAGAATCCTCCGATAAAGCCATTGAAGATCTCGAAAAGGATAAAAACAAAGAAATGGCCATTCTTGCTGATAAATATACAACAGAAGGAATGACAGACGCTGTTTTTAAAGCCGAACAAGAAAAATTGGATGCTGAATATCTGTTTAAAAAACAAGCTGCGCTTGCAGCAAATGGACAAAGCACTGTCGATATCGACAAACAAATAAACGATAAGCGGATACAGACTCAAAAAGAGTTTAATGATTTAATGGCTAAGGCTCAGGATGAATATATGAAGAATTCGGAAGACCAGCCATTAACTACCCAGGAAGCCGGTATCGATCCGGCCACTATGGTTACTCCTGAAGATTTGGCTTTTGCAGCCCGCAAACACTCATTAGACGAATGGGTTAAATATTTAACTCAAAAAACCGATGAGCAACTGAAAATAAAAGCGAATGCTTTAAATCTTGAAAAAGAGATAGAGAATGCCCGTGCTGAACTTGTTGATACACAAATTGGAGGTATCGAACAAATTGCAGGCGCTATGGCCGGAATGTTCGAGCAAGGATCAGCCGCTCAAATTGCATTTTTCGCAATTGAGAAAGCCTTGGCCATTGCCCAGGTTTGGGTTAATTATGCCCGTGAATCATCAGCAATTGCCGTTACAGCTGCCGAAATGAATGCAGTAAGTTTTGGTATTGCCGGAACTGCATGGGCCGCTATCATGCAGCCTAAAGCGTTGTTAAATGCCGGATTAAATACTGGTATTATCACAGCTCAGGCAATAGCTCAGGTTGCGAGTAGTAAAAAATCAAAAGCTTCAGGTAAAGGTATGCAAGCCGGTGGTTATGGCGAGACAGGTGCAAGCGACAGCGAACCGGCCGGGATCTATCACAAAAACGAATTCATTGCTTCAGCTCCTGCAGTGCGAAATCCAAATGTCCGTCAATTCCTCGATATTTTCGATTATTATCAGCGAACCGGCCAAATCTCGAAGCTCAATACCCGGATGATCCTGGCTAATCTGCCAGTTCAGCAAATGTATGTAGGTGGGTATTCTTCGCCTTCTTCTTCCGCTTCTCCCAGTCATCCCGAACTTGTTTCGGGATCAGGATCGAGACCTGTTATTACCGACTCCACCGCTCAAAAATTCACTGCTGCAGTCGAAAAACTATTGGCGTTCGATCCATCCATCTCAATCGAAATGCTCCAACAAAAACAAAAACTTTACGACCGAATCACCAAAGGTGGGCTAAAGTAGAAAGCCTCCCCCCTGCCCCTCCATTGGAGGGGTGATTAAAACATGTCCTTTCTATAATTCCTCAAACAAAATAGATTTGATTAATAAACTATAGCGCCAAACTCCCTCCCCCTTTGGGGAGGGTTGGGGTGGGGCTTTAAATCGTAAATCTCATGACCATAACAGTTCCCGGCGGATTAATACAGCTTTCAGGCAACGCGATCGAAGTAGATGTTACAACCACTTCGGGCGCAATGGTGGGTAAGGACAAATACAAAATAGCCCTGAAAGTTACCTGTACCGCTTTAATCGGATCACCTTTTATCGAAGAAATTGCCCCGGATAGCGCTCTTAAATCGGTGTTCGACATCAGTGGCCTTGCCGATCAGCCTATTGATACGGTTTTTCAATTTCCGGCTACAGGAGTTTCACAGGCTAATACAGCGCTCGAGCGTACAATCACAATCTGTTCAGGCGAAGTTTATACCGATGGCAACGGCGACCGGCAGGAATCATGGAACACTGATAATGTAAATATCCGGGTACTGAAAGGTAAAATGCGTCCTTATGATCTTGGATTATTGAACGATGCCAATAAAAGTTTTGTGTCCGAATATATTACAGCCGGTAAATTTCTTACCAACTTGCCGAACCCGGTAAAAGTATTGCCAACGCAAATCGTGAAATTGTGGTATATGAGTCACTTCGCCGAAACACACAATGCCGTGTGGCATTGCAGAATTACTGCCGATACCGACGAAGGTCCTACCGATTTCAACATTACAGGCGAATGTATTCTATATCCCACAACCGGATTAATCGAATTCAACATCAACCCTACATTTATGGGTTTCGATAATACCTTAAGTACAGCTTATAAACGAATCAAATATCTTTTTTGGCTCGAAGACAATACCGGTCATATTTCCGAAACACGCGAATTTACCGTCGATAACCGTTACCACGAAAATCCTTTCTTTTTTTATTCCGTCAATTCATTTTCAGTAGTCGATTGCAACTATTTATCAGGTAAGTATTCCGAAAACTTAAAGACAGAGTCCGAAAGCGCTTATAAGCCGGTACCTTTTGGTTCAGGAACTAAAGTTTCAAGTATTAAAACAGTTTCAGCATCAGGTCGCCGATCGTGGAAAATAAATACTGGTTTTAAAACCGTGAAGGAACTACAGGATATGCGCGATTTTCTGGAATCTAAACAGATTTGGATGATTAATCCCGACAATCCTGTCAAGTTAATCCCTGTAAACATCGATGCTGGCGATTACGTGATCAATGATTCTTCTCCCGATTTCATTCCGAATCTCGAAATTAAAGTAATGGAGGCTAATTAAGAGCCCCACCCAAACCCTCCCCACAATGGAGGGCTTAAAAATAGCAATGATGAAAGTTATAAGAAATATTAATCAAAGCAGTTCTTATCATTCCCCCCACGGGGGAACAGGAAGGGGGCCTCTATGCTAACGATATCAATACCTGTAAATTCAGTTCGGGTAAACATCCCGTTGCCCTCCGATTTCTCCATGCCACTCACCTGGAAATCGCCGGTGTGCGACTTTTCAAAAATTCCGTCAGGCTACAGCATCGAATTTTCAATTCCAAGCAACGAATACACCCGCGCCATTTTTGGTAATCCCGAGCGATTTACAAAATACAGGATCGAAAACGATCAGAAATTTCCCGGATTAGAAGTGCGTTTCAGCGGTATGTTATTAATGAGCGGAAATCTGCAAATAAATGGATTTACACCCGACGGGAGTGGATCAAATGGTAGTTACAGCGCATCAATTATCGATATGGTGGGTGTTCTGGGCGATAAGGAGCAGGAACGCGATATACTCGAAATACCGGTATTTGCTGATGAAATTGATTGGGACGATACCGATAATTTCAACCCCGACGAGCATCAATTTTGTTGTTTCCCAATTCATAACGACGGTTTTTTCAAGGATAAAGGGATGAAAGTTACCCGCGAACTTCCATCACCAGCCGACGGAAGTTCTCCGGGAACTTATGATGTCGAAATACTTACATTTTTGTTTGTACGAACCTTTGGAACTGTCAATGAGCGAAGTTTTACCGGATCAGATTTTATTGAGCGGAATTCGGCTGATATTATACTGAATAATTATACTCAGAGCACAGGTGCCGTAACCGTAGTTACACCATTTTTTTTCCTGAACAACATTATTAAACTTGCTTTAAAAGACAACGGGTTTCACCTGTTGGAAAATATTTTCACTACCAATACATCGCTAAAAAATATCTGCATCTATAATAATTTCGATGCCACAATTACCGAATTTGTAAAAGAAGGAATTTGGAAAACAATACCCTGGGAGCCAACTATTACCTATACTGTTTCGGGCGGATATATTGTTGAAGATGAATGGAAACGTGTTGATGTTGGTACCGGGAAAAAAATACTTGATTATTTACGATCTTACGACGATAAAATAGTCCCCAAAAATCACATGCCAAAAATGAAAGTCGGCGAGATGTTATTGTCGACTCAAAATCTTTTCAATTTGGTTTTCCATTTTTTACCAAACTCAACGATCAATGTGTTTTCGCGCGAAGCGATACTCACGGGCGCATCGATTGATCTTGATTCTTACTTTTTAGGAAAATGGCAAATCGACGAAAGAAAGAATGTAGCGCTTAAGTTCGTTCGCGAGCATGATGATAAGGATCTTATATTTTCAGAGCGATACCACGATCTGAGCGACCGCCGTGCCGATATAAAAACGCCTGTTAATACAATCGAAAGTCTACAGCTAATACCCACTCCTGCTGAAGGCGAAATCCGTTATGTATATACGCTCAATGCATTTTACGAATATCGAATGTTCACCGAAGAAGAACTCGATCCGGTCACTAAAGGATCGAATCATATCGATGTATTTGGATGGAAAGAAATTTCGATTGGATTACAGGATGGCTGGTACGAATATGGTCGCGATGAAGTTGAAGAAATCAAATCGGGATGGTCGAGCTGCGCCGAACGTGATAATTATGTACAGGTTGATCAATCGGGTGCGATGAATGTAATGAAGGATAAAAATCAATCATTTTCACCACGATTGCTAATACGCGACGATCTTTCAAACAATGCCGGAAGCACACATACTGCGGTATTTTCGTTCGAATACGAAACTCCTGTAACCGGAATTTTTGCAAAATTTTGGAAAAACTGGAACCCATTTTGGGCTAACCGCCTGCCCGTTACCGGTTCGTTCGATTTACCAAAAAACGTTTTGTATCATGCAATTCACAATATCTGTAAAAAATTCCGCACCCGCGAAGGCGAATTCCTGATCGAAGAAATGAGTTGTACTATTTATATCGATCATATTTCTGAAGTTACAATTAAAGGTTATAAAGTATGAAAGGACTTCTCAAAATATTGGAATCGTTCGATGGTAACGCGGCTATGCAGGAGTTAATAAGAAATCTGTGGCGTGAGTACCCCGGACTCTATAACGAAAAATATTCGCGTGATCCCGAAAAATGGCTACGCAATATTTTTTCGTCACTTATCGATTTTGGTGTTGCTGTTGGTCAGGATAACAAAATCGAAGGTAACCGCTCGTTTGCATTCGGCCAGGGCCTTAATCCAACTTCATACCGTGAAATTCTCCTGGGATCGTACAACCTGATCAGCGAACTGTACGATTTTGAAAATTGGGATCCAGCCGATTTACTCGTGTCAGTTGGCAATGGTACCGACAAATATCACCGGTCATCAGCCCTAAATCTTTATAAATGCGGCCTGTTCGAATTATTCAATGCAATTCGTTTAGGCGCATATAATCGGAGAAATAAACTTGGTGTAGTCATCACTCCCGACGATGGCAGTGTGCAGTTTCTTCCAAACAAACTCGAATTGTTTTTTGAGGGTCTCTGGCACGAGCTGGCACTCAAGGAAGATTTTCACAATCCAGTTTCAATCTTCTCCGGATCGACCGATTTTGCATATATCACCACCGGCCAGACTCTCACAATTAAGGATCAGCAATTGTACTATGCTGAACAAATCGGCCATGGCTTCTTTCGTGGTAATAATATCCGTTTTGCTGAAGACGAAAACGAACCCGGCTCAATGATTTGGGTGTTATCATTGGCCGATTCGGTCGATCATTCCGCAGTGGTAGGAATAGTTAATGAGGCAATCACCGAAAATATTTTCTCATTCCGCACTGGCGGAATTCTGAAAAATACTGAAGAATTGATTTTTGAGAACGGTAAAGAATACTTCCTTTCAAATGCCGATCCTGGTAAAATGGATCTCCTTGCAAATATCGGAGAGCTAGCTGTCGGTCAGGTGAAGAAATACATCGGCACTGCAAATGCTGATGGGTTGTTAATCGAAATTGATCGTGGTGAGGAAATAATAGAAGCTGACTTGACTGTAGAACAGGTTTCGGATGTTGTAAAATCAATTTTGGGAAACAATCACGAATCATACTTAATTGAGAACACTAATAATGTATCTGAAACGATACAATCTTCCTGGACGGTTATTCCCTTCAACGAACAGGTTGGCGAATTCAAGGCAGTGGTGATGGTTCGAAATAAAAGCCTGAATACGATCAAAACGCTGATGAATATATTGAGTTTTGACTATTCTGATGCAGTAAAAGTGGTCCAGCAAAACCCTATGCTAACAGATGCCAATATTACGCTTACAGTTGGAGTTGATGCCGGAACCAGCATCTTATATGCTACCGTTGCCGGAATGACAACAGATGCAAAACGAATTCATCTATGTTTTGAAAGATGTGTCTTATCACAACGTACTGAGAGCCTAAATACAAATATTGATATAACATTATCAATCGCAGCAGCAATGACCTCATACTTAAACATGACTGCTGAAGTGGTTGCAACATTTGATTTAGAAGGCATACTTTCAACCTATTTTCAAATAAAATCTGAAATTGTAATGGATTTCAGTCTGGAGGCAACTGCATCTTATTACAAAAATCATGGGGTTGCTTTTGATTCAGCATTTGGAATGAGTGTCAATCCTTCTTTTTATAGAAACTTGTTGTCAACGCTAAATTTAAAAGCCGGTATCGATGCGAATTTGTCCTGGCTTCAGAGATTCGTTGCAAGTTCAAGTATGAATTTAGGCCTCAATTCAACATTATCGGGATTACTTGCAAGTGATTTCACCCTTTCCGATCTATTTCCCAGACCTGTAGCAATTGTAAATACCGAAATAAACACGTTCATCGATGGTACACCAATTACAATTGCAGCAATTGATACAGTGAATCATACGGTTACTTTAAGTTGGTTGCCAAATTATTCAACCCTTGAAACACCAATTTCAGGCCGTGAATGGATTGTTGGAAAAGGGAAATCTGTATCAGATTTGTATCTCGAACCTAATGTATATGGTCAGGATCAGGCTTACCTGAAAATATTATCAGGTAATTTATCGACAAAAACATTAACGTACGTTCCTGCTGTCACTAGGTTCATTGAATTATTAACAGTTGGGGCCAGAGTCTATTTATATAATTTATTCAATTCAGGCCTTGAATATAATGAGGGTAGAAGTACTCCGATTATTCAATCTGTAGCAGGAACTTACTATTCAGTAATGACAGGTACCGGAGCCGTGTGGAAACATTCAGATGGAACATATCGTTTTGCCCTGAACGGAAATGATGGCACAACTTGGAAAGTAGGACTTTGGAGTTCTTCAAATCTATTGGATTGGACTTTCCTTTCAGCAGTTCCATTGCTTTCACCCGTTGCCGGAACTTGGTTCGCAAACGGTATTCAAGTATCATCAATACTCCCCTATGGCGGTGGTTATATTGCTTATTGTTGGGGTATTATTGCCGGAGGAATGAATAACATAGGCTGGTTCAAGTTCGATGAAAACATGGGAAATGTGACTTACAGCCCGGCGCGGATTTTAAATTACACAACACCAAACGGGTTTTACAATCCCAATGTAATATGGTTTAAAAATGAGTTTAAAATGCTTGTTACTGCCAGAATGGGTGAAGAAGTCAATGTTGTTACCACGCCCTGGGAGGCTTGGGAATGTTATTCTCCAACAATGGAAGGGCCATTTACAAAACGGGCAGCGATATTAAACACAACAAGTTCAAGCATACGCGATTTACACACATGTTTTCGCAGTAGCCACTCATCTATATTTTCACAATTTGTATTGAACGGTAAATTATGTGCGTGGATTGACGGGACAAGTATGTGGGATTTTGCGTCAAACAGGGGAGAGAGAGAAATGGGGTTGATGGCTTATGACGAATCAGATTCAACCTGGAAAGATTTGCAAATAGGAATAATTGCAGCCGGATATCAATTTGCACAAACAATATGGAACCTACCATCCGGCCACCTTGGAGGAATTCCAACAATGATCAAAAAAGATGGAAAACTCTTTATTTTCCTTTCATCGACACAGATTTCTAATTCATATCAAACGGTTCTTTTCACAAAAACAATGAGCCTTAATAGTATTGAATTGCCTATTGAAATCGGAGTCCCCGCACGAGTTCAAATAAACACTGTTGCCCCAACTATTTCAGCAGATTTGACATTACCATCAAATTCAACGTTAAAAACAAGTTTAGTGTCTGTTTGGGAAATGGATGATGTCTCAGGTAGCACGTTAACCGATTCTGCAGGGCCAAATCCTGCAACTGTTCAAACAGGTTTAATATTAAATCAAACTGGTTTAATAAATAAAGCAGCACGTACTAATGCAACAACACTTGCAGGATATGCAACTATTGCAAATGGAGCAGGAACTAATCCTAACACAGGTAATTATTCATTTAATACATGGGTTAAATGGACTTGGGGAGCAGGTTTATCAGGTTTAATTGGAGGAATTTATGTTAGAGGCTCTTATAATGCTGCTGGTGCTTTAGAAGTTATAATGCGTGGGGGCGGAGGTGCCGTTTATTTAAATGGCTTCTATTTTAGATTAAAAAACAACTTATATACAAATGACATTGGGCCTTCTGTTAATAAAACATCAATTGTAGGAGATGGTAATTGGCATATGTTGACATTAACAATTGACCGGAGTGCCGCTACAATGGGCAGGGCGTTTCTAGATAGTGTTCAGGTTGGTACACTTGCAACAATTACAGTTGATGCAAACCCAACAGCAGTTGCTGAGATGTTCAGATTTACAGCATCATATCCAATACGAGGATTGATGGATCAGACTGCTATATGGGGCAAAGCACTTACGCAAACCGAAATTGATGCGCTGTATGCTTCAGGTGCAGGACTAGCATATACAAGTTGGTAAAATTTATAAATTAAAATCATGGCAGGAAGATCAGCAACATTTAAGAACAAGTTATTGCAATTGATATTCAATAACGTTAGTTATGCCGGAATTGGAGATTCGAACGGATTACTGGGATCATCAACGGCTGGGAATATTTATTTACGTCTTTGCACAAGTGCGACAGTATGCAGCGATACAGTAATAGGAACCGAAGCAACATTTGGAGGATACCCGGCTAAAGGATTGGCGGTTCCCCGCAATACAACGAACTGGACGGTTACAGCCAATGCCGTAAAAAATGCAATAGATTTAACTTTTCCAACCACAACTAGTGGGAACGATGTAATCCGATACTTAGAAGTTTGGATCAACAATACAGCAACCGGCGAATCTTCAAGGCTTTATTGGGCTCAGTTAGATTTTGATAAAGCGGTATTAATAGGGAAAGCTTTTTCTTTTTTGGCAAACGGAATAACAATCACAGAAAATTAATATTAACCTTTTTAAATATTTTATCATGAATAACGCATCAGATACTTTTGAAAATGAATTTTTGAAACTTTTGTTTCAAAATGTTGCTATCGCCGGTATTGGCGATGCATCCGGGTTACAACCTTCAGCAGCAGCCGGTAACCTATATTTACGTTTATGCACCGATGCCACCGTTGCCGATGATGCAACAGTTGGCACTGAAGCATCCTACACCGGGTATGTTGCTAAGGGCGTTGCCGTCGCTCGTTCAAATGCGGCATGGGATGTGGTTACCAACTCAGCAACCAATTTGGCAGATATTCTGTTTGGCGATTGTACGGCAGTTCCTCAGAACATCAAATATGTGGAGGTGTGGAGAAACAATACAAGTGCACTTCTTGCATCAAGAATAGCATGGACAGAACTTTCAAGCGTTCTAAGTGTGATCGCCGGAATGACTCCACGTTTCAAAGCCGGTGATATCGTATTTACGTTTGATTAGGATTTTAAACGTACTTTTAAAAAGCGGCCTCGGTCGCTTTTTTTGTCCTTTCATCCCCCTTCCTTCAGCGTTAAGTTTGAAATAAAAACGCTATCATGACAGACTGGCTTTACAATCACTTCTATCACACTGTTTGTGCAGTGTTCTTCGCAATCATAGGCTATTTTACTGAAATACAAGGAGCTGTTCACGTAATGTGGGCCGCACTGGCTTTCGATCTGTTTGCCGGTATCCTGGCATCAGTTTGCAAACGCAAAGAAAAATTTTCGATGTCAAAACTATTTGTTGCAATCGAAAGGGCCGTTGGTGCTACTGTTTTTGTAGCTCTGTTATATGCAATGGATAAAGAGATGGATCAAAATATAGCGGCATCGTACAACATTGCAGCCTGGTTGATTTCGGGTTTTTATGCCTGGAGTGCACTCGAAAACATGGACCAACTCACCGGAAGCCGAATTTTTGGAATACTAAAATTATTTATTGCCAAACGTGTTGAAGACAATACGGGAATTGATATTACAGAAAAGGAGGTTGAAAATGCAAAGGATTAAACTCACAACGAACCTATGTCTCGACGAGTATATTCCAAAAGATTTGTATTTGAAATATATTTCAAAACCTCATATCCTTATTGGATTACTTGATAAAAGATTGATTGAAGCCGATCAAAAACTTCGCGATATATTCGGATCAGTTACAATCAATAACTGGTGGCAGGGCGGTCCACGTAACTGGTCGGGCATACGAACACCCGAAAGCCCCGATTATTCCTATACTTCACAACACACCTTTGGCCGTGCTTCAGACAAAATCTTCTCAGTGCCAGCTTCTGAAGTTCGCGCATATATCCGACTTCATTACAAAGAACTTGGAATCACTTGCATCGAAGATAATGTAACCTGGGTTCATTCAGATGTACGTTACTGGCAGGGAACCGAATTATTAATTGTGTAAAATCAACAATATGGAACCTGAAGAATTTATGACAATAGGGTTTGCTCATCTATCCCTTGCCCGTGAATATTTTGAAAAAGCCGTGCCTTTGTACGAAAAGAGAAACGATCCGGATAAAGGCGACGATTTGAATAGTGTAGCTGTTAAAAATGCCCTTCATTGTTTTGCTGAAGGCTACAATTTGATTTCAGAGATCAACGAAAAAAACAGGTCATGAAACTATTTTTCTTAAACATCTGGAAATACATTGCTATCTTCTTTGTCGGTGTGGCTGCCGCCCTGGTTTATGCGATGAAGCAAATAAAACCTGATCAACCGATTATCAATGCTGATTCGTATATCGCTGCACAAGAACAAAATATAGGTAAACTGAAGCAACGTGGCGAAGGCAATACACAGGATGTAAGCCAGCCCGCAGCGCCTACCCGCCGTGAACTAAGAAAAGAGCGCAGGGCAAAACGACGCGAAGCAAGACTTCAGGAAGAAACCGCAAAGGAGGAAGCTGAGCAATCGAAATTCTGATGAATGCTTCTTTCATCGTCATTGCGACCGCGAGGAACGTGGCGGGAAGCAATCTAATTCTGTCCTTTCGTTATTATTCGGTTTTCACAAAATTTGATCATCATTAATTTTTTAACCAATATTTTCAGATCATGAAAAAGTTTATTGCATTTATGATTTTCGCGATCGCGCTGATGATATCACTTCCGCAGACCAGCTCTGCGAATGGCATCCGGCACGATCAAACATGTTTCGTAGTTGATAATTCATTAGTAGCGCCTGTCGCAATCGCACAGGAGGAAGGAGGTGGATCCGCTCCTGTAGTAGATCCTAATACTACTGAAGTTGCTCCTACAGGAAATTTCTTTACAAATAATTGGATTGCGCTGCTGGGTGGAATACTCGTATTTATAGAACTAATCGTCCGACTTACACCTTCAGAGAAAGACAATAGTATTTTTAACTGGCTTGCCGCTCTTATCAATGCCTTGATTCCAAACCTCAAGAAAGGAGGTGGCACCTTCAAGGTGTCATCTAATTAAACCCGGCCTTGTTTTTCCTCAGTTTTTAAATTAAATGGTTTCCCCGGTTCTCGTGCCTGAGCCGGGGTTTTTTGCGTTAAAGAAAAGTGTATTCTCAAAATTCTTCATTTCTTCAGCAATCATACCATCAGTGATATGCGTATATATCATTGTTTGTGTAATGTCACTATGTCCAAGTAACTTTTGAAGTGCCAGCACATCCTTTGTTTTACGAAGCCAAAGAGTTGCAAATGTATGTCTTGCACTATGATTGCTCACGTCTTTAGCAATTTTTACAACCGCCACTATATCTTTAATCTTAACATTCATTTTTTGCTCCGAAATGCAATTAAACAGCACTCCTGTTTTTGATCCTTCATCAGAAATCAGTTTTTTTGCCCAGATATTTATAGGTATTTTAACCGCTTCTTTTTTTATACTTCGTGTCTTAACCGGGAAATAGACCAATCTATCTCCTATTATACTTTCAGTAGTAATCGTTTTTAAGTCCGAAATTCGCAGACCGGTAAAGCACATAAACAAAAAGTGTCGTAATACACGCTGATTAGTTTCGTCAAGATAATCCTTCAGATATAACTTCCAGAGCGATTGTAATTCCACTTCATCTAAAAATACCCGTTCCGGATTCGATCTTCGAATTGAATAGCTGTCAAAAGGTGATTCATCAATCACACCTTTACGCTTTGCAATATTCACATAGGTTTTGAAATTCTTCAGTGCAGTATAAATAGTGTTCAGATCGTTCTTTTTCGTCGATTTCAGCCACCGCCGGTATTGCTCAATCAATTCACTGTCAATTTCAGTAAATGCCAGTTTAGGTCTGAATTCTTTCAACTTATTGATAGCAGATTGATGCTGGTTATATGTACTATCGGCAATATCGTTTTTCCTTTCTTTTATAGCTTCATTAAAAAATGCAAAGAAATCAACCCGCCTGGCCGGGTTTTTCCATTCTTTTTTCAATAAATCAGCCGTCAATTCTTTTTGTTGCAACCGGTACCGAACCTCCACGTCATTGATCCGTGCCAAAGATTTATCAATTATCATGTTATCATCCTTTACCTTCTGAGAGTTTCCCTTTATTCTCATTTTCACACGATCAAAATGATCCGGAGCAACGGTAATTCCTGTCGGAAACTTGATTGATCGGTTATCGATATGCACCAGCACATAGACAGCACATGTACCATCTTTCTTTTTATACGCTTCGTGCAGAAAAACTTTAGGAGAGCTCATTTTTTATGAATGTATTTTGAATGAAAACGGAATTTGAATGGATTTTATGACCTCAATAATTATCCTAAATATCCCAAAACCCCAGCAAACACAGTCAATGCAAAAGAGGCTGCCCTTGAAAGACAACCTCTTTGTGACCCCGGTAAGATCACTATCAGGATATCCTATATGTTAATATATCAGTTCTTTGTTCAATTTTTAAATTTAAAATTTGAATGATTTTTGAATGTGAAGGTCAATTACAAAGGCTTTTTTCTGTTAAACTCCTTAATAGCTTTTAACTTTTTTGTGACTGAAAGTAGTCCATCAATCTGTTTGTCAAGATATACTTTGTCGATTTCCATTATAGGAGCGGTCCACATTCCTGTATTAACAGGTCTATTATTGTTTAATTCTTCAGATATCAATAAATAACTTTCTTCTAATGAATTTGAAAGCTCTTCGATTAATTCCTTTTTGATGAGTATTTTCATATGATTTAGTTTTCAAACACAATCTTCAGTTGATCTTCAGATATAATTTTACTTCGATAAACTACTCTGAGCCGTTTTTCCGGTACTTTCCCAGGCTAAATTCCAACAATTCAATATGCTTTTCTAATAATAAAATTCGTTTATCTTTCTCTATGCACATTGCACAACCATCTTCTGCAACTCTCATTTTATCTTCTATTTTATACTTATGTGGTGATTTAGTTGACTCGTGTAAAAAGTGATCAATTGGTAAGTTTGTCTTATTAACTAAATTTATAATGTAAATAAGTTTCATTGACTTACTCTTCATCATCTTCTGATATGCTTGTTTATTAGCAAGTCCAAGGATTTCAGCCATTTTGTCCTGTGAAAAATTATTCACATTCCTATAACTTTCAACATTGTCATAAATCTCATCAATATTTAGACTCATTCTAAATTATATTAAAGTTGACTAAAAGGCATAAATTAGTTTGCTTCGTGTTATACTAAAGTTTACATTTGCTTTCAGAAAAGTACAAAACAATTCAGGTATTAACAAAGCAAACATGAAAAACACTGAAAAAATAGACTTTAAAGCTTACTACGAGAAACTGAAACGAAAACCCTCAGAACTGAGAGATGATATTTGCGCAAAGCTCGAAATATCAAAAGAAACATTCTATGTAAAACTAAGAAACAACGATTTCGACTATCCTCAAAAAGTAGTCATTGCACAGATAGTTGAAATTCCTATTGAAATCCTGTTCCCATAAAATATAGACGTATGAAAGAATTCTATTTCAATACGCTAAAAGATATGCTCCTGATTGAGGATTTAAAAACCGGATCAGTTACCAGGTTCGACGAAACACCCCGTTCATTTTTCATTGCACTTGATGCGAAAATTGAGGAACAATTTCCTGATGTACATGCAGAGCTTTGCGTGCTAGTTGGTAATGTTGGTTGCGAATATGGAAGGGTTTATCAATTCGTTGCTTGTAATTTTAGTACAAAAGACGGCAATCCGGATGTTGATGATGATGGTAACTTTATACTCGAGCGCGTTTCCTGTCCAGTTCGGCACACCTGCAAACGGATTACCTGCAAAGCAAGGGTTTCAGGAAAATTATCGGACCGAGAAATTCAGGTGATCAGCCTTTTTGTTAAAGGTTTTTCTGAGTTGGAAATCGCCGAACACCTTTTTATAAGCCATTCAACAGTTCACAATCACACAACTCATATTTATACAAAATTGGGATTTACCGGCAGGGCGAATCCTGACAGGTTATTGGCTGTGTATGCTGTCAAAAATAAGCTAGTCAATTAAACTTAATTGATATTCTCTGCTGTTCTGGGCCCAGCTAACCAAAACCGCCCTGCGTTCACGAACCAAACAATCAAGCCCCGGCATTCGGTTATTTAGCCGGGGCATTTTTAGAGTGTTTAAAGTATTTCGCGAGGTAGAGCAGCTGGTAGCTCGCCGGGCTCATAACCCGGAGGTCGTGGGTTCAAATCCCATCCTCGCCACGGAGTGGTTAACGGTATGCGAGTAAATTGGAAACCAACCTTTAATATAAATCAAGAACTCGCTGACAATACGGAAAGACGGAGACAGCCCGGAAAGACGGGCAAAACGGCTATAGCGGATGAAGAATTGAGACGAGTGAGCGGGGTTCGACTCCCCGCATGGCCACAGACTGAAACGATGGTTTCCTGCACTGACGTATATTCGGATACCAAACCGGCGCCGGTGCATTCCCAACCCTGTTAATGTTTGATCGCATTCACGGGGACAACCGGTGGTTGAAGCTGTAGGGGTCGGTCCCGTAAGGGTACCCCTTGCTTCCCGCCAAAAAAACTGAAATAGTATGATTTGCATTATCGGAAAAATTGGAGATGATACACTTGAAGGAGTAAAAGCAAAGTTTCAGGAAGCTGAAAACTCGCTTCATGAACTTGGTTTAAAAGTGAACAACCCGATGAAGATGGGATTTACAACAAACTGGACATCTAAAGAGCAGCTTGAGAAAAGAATGGATGTTATCAGGAAACAGGCATCGGCTATTTATCTGCTTCGCGACTGGAAGGACGATATGAATGCAAAGCGCGAATTTGCTGAAGCGGCTCACATAAATACAAAACGGGCAAATAAGATCCGGATCTATTTTGAAGAATCTGGCGGATTGCGCGACCTTAAAACTGACATTGAAGATGAAGTACTAACCATAAATACTCAAGTATCATGATCTTAATCATTTGGTTAATTGCAGTTTCAATCATCCTGTTTTTGAATTACTGCGCCCACATGCTGGCTGAAAAATCGAATTATTACTATCAAAACATCACTCAATCATGAAAGCCACCGGTCCAATAGTTTTCCCGGGCGATCGTGTGCAGGTTGAAAACTACCGAGCTCACACCATCGAAAAGCCCATTGAACCGGCCTCAGTTGTCGAAGTGAAAACAACCTGGTTAAGCCCTCAGAAATGTTTGCATCAGTACCGCGTAAAACTCGACCGCCAGTTTAAAGGCAGGCCAATACTATTATCAGTTAACGAGCTTCGAATCCGTGAAAAAATTAACATATAAGTTAACTTTTATG